GGTCGGCGTCTCGCGCGAGCTCCTCGAGGACGCTGGCGTATCACTACACGCGAATCTCTTTCGCGCGCTGTATGAGGCCGAATGGGTCGATCTAAGCGAGATCGCTCGCGAATGGGGATTGCTCGACGACGACGAGGCGCAACGCCGGCGCGCTGAATTCAATCAGCGCTCGATCGATGCCTCACGCGCTGAGCTGCGCGAGATCCTGATCGCTCGCGGGGAGAGTGTCGAGTGAGCCTTCTCCCGGGCGGCGATCGATTCGTCGATCTCTCTGTCTCTCAAAAGATCGTCGAGGCCTTCGCCGATAGCGCGAAGAGCGATCCTTCTCTTCACGACGTCGCCGCTTCTCTCGCGACGACGTCCCTCGAGGCGAAGATCGAGAACCAGGTCGAGATCGACGCGCTCCGCCTCGAGGCTCGCCAGATCTGGGAAGCGCGTCGAGCGGCGCTCACGCCAGAAGAGCGCGAGCTCGAAGATCTCGAGATCGACCTCGAGGATCTCAACAGGGGGATACATGCTCGCGAAGCTGAAGGCGGCTGAGCTCTTCGAGCTCGAATGTGTCGACGACGTCGGCGCGCTCTTCACGGTCTATATCGTCGCCGACGTCGGCGCGACGTTCTCCGACGTCTGGGCGGCTGTGCCATCCCTGAAGAAGACCATTCAGCGCGTCGTCGACGTCTCGAGGATCGCTCAGATCTCGACGCTCGCCGACGTCGTCAGGTTCACGAATGCAACTCACGACAACGATCACGAACGCGGGTAATGTGAAGCTCGGGATCTCGAGTGTCGGTCGAGCGATCCCGAAGCTCACGCGACGACGCCTCGAGTCCTGGCTTCGGATCGTTATGAAGATCGCAGTCCCTTATAACGGCGGGACGTCGTATAGCGTCCCGCTTCGAGGCTACACGAGGACAGGCGAGCTCGGGCGAAGGACGCGCGTCGAGGCTGGCGAGAATCAGACGGGCGTGTATGGGCGGATCGTCAGCGACGCAAAGCATTCGGTCTATGTGATCGGGAATAGCGAGGGAGACGGGCAGGCATCAGTACACGATGGCTACTGGCAGACTCTGAGAGACGTTCTCGATCACGAGATCGTCTCGCTTCTCGATCAAATGGAGGGGGATATGAGCGACGCGATTCGGATGGCAGGAGCGGGACTATGAGCGAGCGACTCACTGAGGACTCTCCCGAGATCGAGCTCTCGATCGTCGAGGATGCGACGGGCGGCGCTCCGTACATGCCTGATTATCTGTCGAGACTGCGCGAGATCCTCGCTCGTTTGCGGGCTACAAACCGAAGTGCTATTATCCTCGTCGACGGGCGGCGCGGGACCATTCAAGTATGGAACGCCGTACCTGCTGGACTTCTCACTATGCGCTGAAGTGATCGGCGCTCAGATCTCGCTTACGAGCCGCTCTCTCCTCATGGGGGATAGCGGCTCGTTTCGTTAGGGGGCTTATGAAGATCGCAGATCTCCCCGCTCAGGTGAAGGCCATTATGGGCGACGGCGTCCTCGCGAATATGATCGATCGCGAGACGTACAATGTCCGTATGGCGTGCGCCGCTCTCGCTCAGCTCTCGGAGCTGACGAGCTCTGAAGGCTGGGAAGCCGACGAAGATCCTCGCGACGTTCGCCAGCTCGCCTCGATCATGCAGCAGCTCGCGCGCTATGTCGCCGACGAAGCGAGCGAGATCCTGAAGGCCGTCAGCGCGAGCGCGTCGTCTGCGGTCGACGAGTCGAACGACTTCGATCCATTCGCTCCCGCTATGCTGAGCGCGCGTGTCCTGTCCCTCAATTACGTGAAGAGTCTTCGCCTGTCGATCGACGAAGAGCGATCGAAGGATCTGATCGCGGCGAAGTCGATCGGTCGCGATCGCATTCGCGCCTACTCTCACCTCTGGGGCGATCCTGAGCTCGTCGACGTCGAGGCCGAATTCTTCACGAAGAGCTCTGACTTCTGGGACGCTTCGCTCGCCTCGCTCCGACGTCCTCTCACCTACGATCACGGACAGGAAGCGAAGACGAAGGCCGCGCCGATCGTCGGCTATATCGACGCTTTCGGCGACGACGAGATCGGCCGATGGTACGAAGCCGAGCTCGATCGCAATCATCGTTATCGAAAGGCGATCGACGCGCTGATCTCGAATCGCGCGCTCGGCTCCTCGAGCGACAGCGCTCCTCAATACGTCGTTCGCAAGAGTCAGAAAAACGGCTCAGTCTGGCTCGCCGTCTGGCCGTGGTTCGCTTGCGCATTGACGCCAACCCCGGCAGAGCCGCGAATGCTCGAAGAAGGCTCGCCTGTCTACAAGTCCGTTATCGAGCAATGCTCGAAGGCGATCGAGTCCCGTATGGGACGAAGAGACGAGCTGTACAGCCGTCCCGACGATCTTCTCGCGACGCTCGCTCTTCTCAATGTGTGAAAGGGGATTCAATCATGGCGACACTGAATGAAACGCTGAGCTCGTCGCTGAAGAAAGCGAATGAGCTCAAAGCTCGATTTGAGCGTGAAGGCTGGACCGACGAAGGCCGCGCTCTCTTCTCGGCCGCGATCGACGAAGCGAAGGCCGCGAAGCGCGCGATCGAAGACGAGTCGGCGCTGAAGCATCTCCAGGACTTCTCGAGCCAGCCGGACGGCGAGAGCGCCGTTCGTCAATCGTGGTCGGGCTCGATCGCAGATCCGCGCGAGGGCGCGATCGATGGCGTCTCTCAGACGCGCGTCGACGTCTCAACGATGGCCAGCGGGCAGAAGTCCGTCACAGGCGGCGAGCTGTACGCTTTCAACGGCGTCGGCGAGAAGCGCCTCTCGACGCTGAAGAGCGGCCAGTATAAGGACGCTGTCGCGTCCTATGTGCGCGCGGCCGCGCTGGGCAATGCGTCAGCCATGAAGGGCGACGCAATGAAGATCCTTCAGGAAGGGATCGACTCGAGCGGCGGCTTCTGGGTGCCGCCTGACATGCGAAGCGAAGTCGTGAAGAAGAGCGCGGTCGGCGCTGTCGTGCGCCCGAACGCTTACACGTTCACGGTTGGGAGCGACGTCGCGATCTTCCCGGCTGTGAAGTACACGACAGACGACAAGTACACGTCTGGCGTTCGCTTCGCTTGGACGGCCGAAGCTCCCGCGAGCGACGTCAGCGAGTCGACGAATCCGGTCGCCGCTGAGGTCCGCATCCCGATCTATACGGCGATCGCGTCGATCGTCCTCACGCGCGCTCAGGCAGAAGATAACGCCTTCGATCTTCTCGGCTACATCAGCGAGCTGATCGGCGAGGCCTTCATGCTCGGCGAAGAGGACGCCTTCACGAACGGCGACGGCGTCGGGAAGCCTGTCGGTATCCTCAATCACCCGAATCTCGCGACGGCCTCGACGTCGGGCGGTATGTATGTCCCGTCTGGCTCTGCGGCTGCGCTGGCGTGGGGGACTGACGGACTCAAGGGCGTGACCGGACTCGAGGGAGCTCTCCCGCCTCAGTACGAGATGGGCGCGGCGTTCATGGCGAACAAGAAGACCTTCGCCGCTCTGCGCGCGACGAATTCCGGGAGCGCTGGCATTCAGTGGACCGGAGACGACTACTTCCCGAACGCGCGAAACGGATTCGCTCCTTCGCTTCTGGGCTATCAGAAGCTGACGAATCAATTCCTCCCCGACGTCGCCGCGAATGCGTACCCGATGCTCCTCGGCAACTTCCGCGGCTACTTCGTCGCCGATCGCGTCGGTCTGTCGATCGAAGTCCTTCGCGAGACGAAGGCGCTTCGCGATCAGATCGTCGTGTACGCGCGGAAGCGCATGGGCGGCCAGCTCGTTCGTGACTGGCAGATCAAGGCGCTGAAGGTCGCGACGAGCTGACGCTCGAGAAGATCTTCGCGAGATCAAGGAAAGGGCTCAATCATGCGACTCGAAACTCTCTCGGAAAATTTCCTCTTTCAGCGGATCATTGCGCCTGTGTCCGGTCTGGGCTCGACCACACAGCCGGCGGGCGCTTATATCGACGTCAGCGACTACGAGCATTTCGCTTTTATCGTCATGCTCGGCGTCACTGATCGAACGACTCAGACTCTTCAGGTCGTTCAGGCGACGGCCGCCGATGGCACGGGCTCGAAGGACGTGAGCGGCGCGCTGATCAATGGGCTCTCGGCGACTGACGACGGGAAGCTCGCGATCGTCCAGGTCGACACTGAGAATCTCGACAGCGCGGGCGGCTTCCGCTATGTCGCTGCGACGCCGACCTTCTCAGGCGGGACGGGCGACGTCGGCGCGATCCTCTTCGTCGCGTGGGGGAAGAAGTCTCTCGGCGCGGTCGTTCAGGGCTCCACGGTCGATCAGCTCGTACAGGTCTGATAACCCTCTAAATGGGGCGGGCTCGTGATCGGCGCTTCGACAGTAGAGCTCAGAGCTCAGCGCCAGAAATAGATCACGAGCCCGCCCCGACGACATGCGACTATGAGCTTCTTCGCCGACTACACGACTCTCTATGCTGTGCGAGATCTCTATATCGGCTCGCAGAGCGATAAGAGCGAAGGCGTCCTCTCTCAGCTCATTACACGAACGAGCCGACAGATCGACGCGATCTGTCAGCGCGTCTTCGCTCCTCGCATCCTGACTCACGCTTACGACGTCCCAGAAGGAAGCGCGCTCACCTTCGACGACGATCTTCTCGAAGTCCTCGAGCTGACGAACGGCGACGGCTCGACGATCTCGGGCGGCGACTACAAGCTGTATCCCCTGAACGCGAGCGCGAAATATAAGCTCTCGCTCCTGGCGTCAGGGAGCTCGATCTTCAGAGGCTCCTCGAGCGGGGATCTCGAGGGAGCGATCTCGCTTCGCGGGATCTGGGGTTATCACGATCGATACAGCGAAGCATGGCTCGACGTCGGCGCTTCGCTGTCTGCGGGGATCAATGCGTCAGATACGAGCGTCGTCGTCGAGCCGTCTCTGACGATCCGGGCTGGCCAGCTCGTGAAGATCGACAGTGAATTTCTGTACGTGAGGAGCGTCGTCGAGGATGCCACGAACGGCGACACGCTCACGCTCGCGCGCGGCGCGAATGGATCGACGGCCGCCTCGCACAGCTCGAGCGCGCCTCTCCTCGTCTGGTCGAATCCGACAGTCGAGGATCTCGCGACTCAGGCTGTCGTCGCGTACAACAGGCTTCGAGACAATCCAGCGGGCGAGACGAAGAATGTCGGCGGGAATAACTTCGTCACTCCGAAAGACGTCCTCAAATGGGTTGAGCGTCGATGCGCTGATCTCGCGCTGATCAGAGGGAGCTTCTTCTGATGCGTCCCTCGAGCCTGAAGATCCCTGAGATCTGCGACGAGCTCGCTCGACTACAGATCGAGGTCGTCGACGCAAACGGCGAGCCGCGTATGCTCTCGATCCGAACGCTGAAGGATATGAAGCTCTCTCTCGCCGACGAGACGCTCCCTGTCCTTCAGCCGCGTACAAACGGCTTTGTATTCAATCTGTCGCCCATGCGTCGGGACTCGTTCGGGTCCGACTATGGCTACAAGAGTCAGAGCTTCGAGCTTCACTTCGCGCTCTTCTTCGCGAAGCTCTCTGAGGAAGTGAACGCGCTCGAGCTCGTCGCTCCGATGGCGCAATGTGCGAGCGACATCATTTCTCAATTCGCAGATCTCACAGATCGTATCCCTTCGGCGACTGAGATCTATGTCGGCGGCGCTCCCGTCTTCGGTCCTGTGATCGATGGCGTCGGGACGCCTTATCATGGCGCTTCGATCTTCTTCTCGATCATGCGTCATCTGGAGAGCTGACTATGAGGACCGTCTCGCGCTGGGTAAGAACGTATCTGGGCGGCTATCCTCTCTCGAGCGATCTAATGACGCTCGGACAGGCTGAGCATTCTTTCGGGGCTGTCGAGCTGACAGGCGGATCAGACGAGATCTCGGGCTTCCTTCCAGGGATGCCGAGTGTCTCGCTCGGGCCGATCTCTGGGCTCTTCGACAACTCGACGAATCACCTTCACGCGATCGCGACGGCCGCCTCGCTCGCTCAGGTGATCACGGTCGCGATCGGCGATCAGGCCGCTCCTGTCGCTGGCGTCCCGTCGTTCAATCACTTTCCCGAATTCCTGAAGTATCAGGCGAGCCAGTCGGCGGGCGGCGTCTTCGTGAATGTCGAAGTCGGGAAGCGATCGCCGCGCGCGACTGTGAATCCGTTTCATGAGCCGTGGGGAACGATCCTCGAGCCTGGCAGTGTCGCGAGGACGGCCGTCAATGCGGCGATCGGGATCGATGATTTCGGAGCGGCTACGAATTTTGGCGGGTACCAGGTCGCTCAGATCCTGGCGGGGAATGGCACAGCGACGATCAAGACACAACACGCCTCGACCAACACAAACCCGAGTTTTTCGGATCTCACAGGAGCGACGACAGGCGTCGTCGATTGTGCGTCTCCGAAGTCTCTCGTCGCTGCGACAGCGCGAGGACTCACGGTGAATCGTTATCTTCGCTGGCAAGTCGTCTTCGGGACGGCGACGACTGTCACATTCGTGCTCTCGTTCGTCAGAGCGAGATCGTAAGAGAGGGGAATCTCTATGGCTGCGCAATTCGGAAGGACTGTCTCTCGCTGGACTCGCTTCATTCTCGACGACAGCGCGGGTACGCTGCGAGAGCCGGTGATCGACTCGCTCAGCGTCTGCGGGATCGCCTTCGAGGAGAAGGACACGACGGGCTTTCAAGACGCTGTGACCAACGCTCTGCCCGGGATGCCGAGCTGCCCGATCGACATCACTGGGCCCTTCGACACTGCGGCCGCTGTCGCGATCGCGACGTCTGGCAATGCGCCAGCGCTGAGCGGATCTCATACGGTCCTCGCTCCGATCAATGGACTGTACACGCCGCTCGCTCTCGGAATCCTGATCGGCATCGGCCACTATTGGGAATCGGGCGAGCCTGTCTTCGGGATCACGGGAACGACGACGAACGGCTTCATCATGACGAAGTACACGGTCGACCTCGGGGCCATGAAGTACAGCGCGAGCTTCCGCGTGAAGTCGGGCTCTGCGGCTCCGGCTTGGGGTACGACGATTATCTCGTGAGAGGCTCTCGTGATCTATCAATGTCCTGTTGAGACTTTCGGCGGCGAGGTCGAGATCGATGACTTCCTCAACTATCGCCAGCTCGCGAGCTATGAGCGCGGCATGATTGCGGCGAAGCGTCTCATGGAAGCGTCGCCCGATGCGGGAGTCGCCGAGATCCGCGTTCACACGCTGCCCGGTGTCCTGTCATGCGTGAAGGCCTTTCGCCTTCGCAATGTGTCGGAGCGCCCGACGCTCGAGGACTTTCCCTCGACGCCTCGCAAGGAAGCGGGGGAGCTGTATCTCTGGCTTCTGGAGATCGTGAGGGAGAAGATCGAGAGCGAAGACGCCGCCCCAAAATGATCGCGGCGCTGACGTATGGCTGGCTTACTGGGGAGATCAAGTCGGCGCCGTATGCTTACGAAGCCTCTCGCGCTGTGAAGCGCTTCGGCTTTAGCGCCGTCTTCGGCGATCGTCAGGCGACAGCGCTCGAGCTTCGCGAGATGACGATCGCCGAAGACGTTATATCGGCATGGGTGAGCGCTGAGCGAGCCGAGAATCTCGCGAGCTGGGCAGAGAGCAATCGGGGGGAGAGTGAGCTTCTCGCATGGGCGAGAGCTCTCTATGAGAGGCACTATGGAACCGATCGACATCCACGTTAGGGCGCTCGTCAACGATGCAGTGAAGGGCCTCGACGTCGTCAATGCGAAGGTGAGCGATCAGGAGCGATCGGTCCTGAAGCTCGCGAAGTCTCAGCATGATCTCGAGACATCGGCGCTAAAGCTCGCCGACGCTCAGAAGACGCTCGCGAAAAATACAGATCCGACGAAACAACACGAGCTCGAGGGCGCGGTCCTCGACGCGAAGGTCGCGCTCAACGCTCAACAGAAGGAAGTCGACGAGCTCGCTCGATCGTATACAGGCTTTGGTGATAAGGCCGAGTCAGCGAAGCTCTCGATCACGGACGTGAAGAGCGCCTTCGATCTCGCGTCTCAGGGACTCGAGACACTAAAACAAGGCTTCGACGCGACGATCGCGAAGGCGATCGAGTGGGGCGACTCAATGGGCGATCTGAGTCAGCTCACAGGCGACACGGTCGAGAATACGTCGCGCCTGGCGGGTGTCTGGGAGCTCGTCGGCGGCGACGTCGACGGACTCTCGCGCGTCGTCAAGGCGATGACGAAGGAAGGTCTTCAGCTCAATTACGAGACGCTGATCAAGCTCAATCGAGAATACAACGCGATCCGAGATCCTATCAAGCGAAACGAATTCCTCGTGAAGAATTTCGGCAAGTCCTGGGAAGACATGGCCGAGATCATGGGACGCTCCGAGGCGGATCTGAAGAAGCTCTCTGATACGGTCGACGCGAGCGGGAAGGTGATCAGCGCAGAGCAAGCCGCGCGCGCTGAAGCGTGGGGAATTCAGCTCGAGATACTCGGACAGAAGGCCGAAGGAGCGGGGATCGCGATCGGCGGCTCTCTCATGGAGTCGCTCGTCGAGTTTATGCGATCCGTGAAGAATGCTCAGGGAGAGACACTCAATTGGGTGAAGGACATTCCCCTAATCGGCGGCGCGCTCGGGGGAGTGAGAGATCAGGCTCTCGAGTTTATCGACGCGATCGATCACGCGACGGCGAAGACGAAAGAGTCGAGCGACGCGATCGACTCTGGGACAGGCTATATCGACGCTTATGCTCGATCGAGCGCGATCGCTGCGTCTGAGATCGGATCTTTCACGTCAGCTCAGGAAGATCTCGCGAAGGCCTCGAGCGATCTCAATACGATCATAAACGGGAAGCTCGGGCCAGAGTATGAAAAGTACACGGCGACTCAGGGAGAGCTCGAGTCTCAGGCGAAAGATCTTCAGACACAGATCGAAGCGCTGAAGGCGACAGACGGACAATACTATCAACAGGTGAGGTCGAACGGGATGACGGCCGCAGAGGTCGCGCTCGCTCAGGAGAAGCTCGCTCGCGCGACGGCTCAGCTCAACGAAGAGACAGATCCCTACAAGATCGCTCAGCTCAACGTCGAAATAGAGAAGCAACAGACAGCGCTCTCAGGAGCGAGCGAAGTCGTCGACGGCTACGTCGACAACTCGAAGAAGATCGACGAGCTTCAGGGATCATATGACGAGATCACGGCGAAGATCGAAGAGAACAAGAAAGCTCACGAGGAAGCGACAGCGCGAATCGTCTTCGGCTTCATCATGCAGAAAGCCGCGGCCGATGGATTCAAAAATCTCTCGATCACTGAGCTAGGCGAGATCGGTAAGGCGTGGGGGATATACGACGACACGACAGCGGCCGCGCTCGCGGCTGTCGACAAGTCCGTGAGCGAGCATGGCGCGACGTCGAAAAGCGTGATCGACGCGCTGAATGGGGCGATCGCCGGCCTTCCAACAGATAAGACTTTCGTTTATCACATTCGGACTGAGGGCTCAGCTCCGGGGATGCAAGCGCAGACGACGCAATACGGGAGCGAAGACTTCGGCGGCGCTGGCGAGCCAGTGACACCGATCGTCCCGTCTCAGAATGACGACAGACAGCGGCCAGACTCGGGTGGCTTCGCTCAGGGCGGATCGTTCACAGTCCCGGGCAATGGGGCGGGTGATCGACCTTATCTCGTCTCGCTCACTCCTGGCGAGCGCGTCGACGTCACTCCCGTAGGAAAGCGCTCGAGCGGCGACGGGGCTATTATCAGGATTGAGAAGGGCGCGATCATGATCAATGGCGACGGGAAGACCGCGCGCGAGATCGCCGAAGAAGTCCTGACGCAGACGGCCGCGAAGGCTCGCGCGCTCTCAGCCGCTGGCAGACAATACGCGAGGAATTGAGTCACTATGTCGACAGCTCCGACTCTGTATCTCGAATTTGAAAACTCGAAGAGGCGTCTCGATCTCACGTCTGATCGGTATCGAATCGGCTCGCGCTTCCAGCCGCCGACCGTCGTCTCGAATCTCACGCTCGCATCTGGGACGAGCGCGAACGACGTCGGTCGAACGCGGGTGACGTCTCGCTCTCCTCAGCCGACGTCGTTCTCCTTCCTCGAGCAAGTCTGGGGGGACTCGTCTCGAGAAGTCGATCGAGCGCTCGCCGATCTTCAGTCTGTCCTCGCGTGGGCTGGCGACGATCTCGATCCTCTCTTCCTCGTGTATAAGAGCAACTCAGACACTCCAGAGCCTATGCTCGGCCAGGACGGGCGAGTCAGATACAAGGTTATGAAGGGAGAAGTCTCTCCCGGATCCGACTACTCTTCGAGGCCTTCGCGAGAAAGCGTCGTGAGAGATTGCGAGATCTCGCTTCTCCTTCAGCCGTATGCGTTCGGTCGCCGTCAGATCCTGGCCAGCGCGAAGGGCCAAATCTCACTGATCCGATCTGGCTCTGTTGGGTCTGAGATCGTCGGCGTCGCGGCTCCCTATAACGCTGTCAATCAATTTCACAATCCCGTCTTCGCTCACAAGACATGGTCTAACAAATGGACGGCCGCCGCTGGCGTCGTCGGATTCGTCAACACAGATAAGCGCTTCGTCATGACGGGCGAGCGCTCTCTGTATCTCGTCGCTCAGCCGACGGGCTCGCGCGTCTGGTATCAGGCGCTGACTCTCACGGCTGCGACATACTGTATCTCTTTCAAGGTGAAGCGGCGCGACGGCGGCGTCGTCGACTCGTCGATCTGTCAGGCTTATTACAACAGCGTCCTTCAGACGTCGACTTATCGCGCGCTCGGCGACGGATGGTATCTCGTTTTCTACGCTGGGACGGCTTCGGCCTCTGCGACGAATTATGGAATCGGCCTATCGGCTGGCGTGTCTGTCTACGTCGACGACTTCCAGGTCGAGGGACTAGGCTTCCCGACACAGATCGCTCACGCTGATTCGTTGGGATGCAGTCCAAATGTCGGTTATCACGACTCGGCCGTGTTGAGGACTCTCGGCTATATCAAGTACCCAGCGGCGCGAGCTCATAGGCTTCTCGGGACAGGAACGATCTCAGCGATCGTCACGACGCCTCAGGCGTCCTATGGTTCTAACTTCGTCGTATTCTATGAGAGCTCGACAGGCTTTCGCCTGTACTATAGCATCGGGACGACTTCGTGGGTCGTTAGCGACAACACGAATTCGGCGAGCTATTCAGACGCGCTCAGCGTCGGGAAGAGGACTCACCTTCATGCAACTTGGGGGAAGAGTGGCCTCGCTCTCTATGTGAACGGCGTTCAGCGCGCGACGTCTGGAACGTACACGCCTGGCGCTGCGATCGGCGATATGTATCTTCTCACTGATCCGACGCCGACCTTTCATCAGGATCATTATCTGAGCGAGTATGTCGTTTGGGGCGAAGAGCTCACGTCGACGCAGATCGCAAACGACTACGCGACGAAGCTCACGCTCGCGGGACAGGCGACGTCGATCCCGCCGATCTTCTGGACGAAGGACGGCGACGACATCCTCGACAATGCGAACGACTCGACGAGGGATAACTTCGGCGTGGCGCTCTGTGTCCCTGGCTCAGCGCCAGCGCTCACGCGATACAGCGTCGCCGGGCTTACGGATGGCGAAACGTACACGCTCGGAAATTGGGAGCTCCCAGAGTTTATCTCTCCTGAGCGCGTTCTCTACTATGAGCAATCGGGAAGCGCTGACGCGACTTGCTCGGGTGGCCAGTACAAACGAGTGTCGATCGGGACGACGGAGCTCTCGCTTTCGAGCGACTACTCAAAATGGGAATTCTCGTCGGGAGACTCTCAGCTTCTTCGTTTCGTGAAGGGACGTCGCTTCTCGGGCGTCGCGCGAATGAAGAATGCAGGCGTTGGATATCTCCGCTGGCGACACTTGCTCAGCGGCCTTCACATTCAACAGCCGCTCAGAGTCGCGACGATCGGCGACTACTGGAGAAATTACATTCTTCCGGCTATCGTCATTCCAGAGACTGACTCAGAGATCTATCAGATCGGCGACACGCTCGATACACTCGCCGTCAATGGGTCGGCGGCGAATGTGGACATCGATTACTTCTTCCTAATGCCGCATCCCTCATTTTCTTTCTTTGCTGGCGGCGCGGCCGTGATCGAAGGAAGAGAGTACGATGGCTATTATGGCGTGAGCGCTCAGAGCGTCTCAGGCGTGATCACAGGCGGGGAGATCAATCTCCGGCCAACGGTCTACAATGTCATCCTCATGAGCGCTTACGGGACAATGGCGGTCCTCGATAATAACTCGATCGATACGACGCTCACCTTCTCGAAGATCGAGGTCGCGCCGCGCTGGGAGCTCCTTCAGTGAGACGGCTTCTCGCGATCCTGATCCTGATTGTGTCCATCGTTCCTTCTCGAGCGTCAGCGTCGAGCGAGGAGCTCGTTTATCTCCCGTCTATTCTGTCGTCGAGCTGCGGCGATCTCTGCGGGTATTGCGTGGTCACTGAGCTCGATCACCCTATGGGATGCTGACTCATGCTGAAGAATTCGATCACGCTGAAGCTCTTCGATCGAGGCGCGGCTCTGACTGGACACACATCCCGACTCGCTTCACGCGCTCGAGGGATACGCTTCGGCTCGATCTTCCCTGGCGGGTATAGCGCGATCTCGTTCTTCATCCCTTGCGAAATATCGACGCCGCTCGAGATCACTGAAGGCTGTAAGGTGATCGCTTTCAATTGGACGGTCGAGGTCTGGCACGGCTTCATAGCGTCGATCGCGTACACGCTCGGATCGAATGGCGAGACAGGCGTTCAGGTGATCGGCGTCGGCTCGTTTGGCTATGTCTTCGCTTCGCGTCGCATCGATAAGCGCTGGGCAGATAATCGGATGACGTCTCAGGTATGGTCTGAACCAGAGAGCGCATTTAGCGGGAATGATCAGAGCCTTTCTCAGATCGAAGTGATCGATCGCCTTCCAGGGAGAATCCGCTTCACCCCTAAGAATGTCGCGTTTACGAATCAATGGTATTCGCGCGTCGTCTATTCGATGCCGATCGGGGAGACGGTTAAGAGAGTCAAGCTCTCTTATGGGATGGCCGAGAGCGCTCAATCCTGGGAGCTTACGCTCTGGAATTCTCTGGCAGGCGCTGCGGTGTGGACTGTGAGCGCGACAGGGACAGGAACGAGAGACGACACTCTCGCCACGCCTTCGAGAGAGATCTTCTTCCTGTTTAGATCAGCGGCTGGCCAGACGCCGGCGGCCGATGGATCCATATACGGACAGGTCGACGACGCCGTGAGCGGCGCGAATGCTTTCATGGTCTACTCTGAGACTGGCAATATCAACGCGCTCGAGGTCGCGAAGGATCTCGTCGCGATCGACTCGAGGATCTCGTCGAATACAGATAGGATCTCGTCGGCGCTCACTGTGGCTGTCGAGCCATTCTTCACGACAGGGAAGGAAGCGCTCGCGAGCATTCTTCAGCGCGTATGCTCGTATGGGGACACGTCTTATCAGCCGATCGGTTACGCGATCTGGGGATCTCAGGAGACAGGCGACGAGAAGCCTCAGCTCGTCGTCGAGTCGTATCCTTCGCTCAGCTCATTCGACTATGTGATCGACGCAGCAGATCCGCGGCTCGAGGCGCCGATCAATATCGTCAGAGACGCCTCGAGCGTCGTGAACTATGTCAATGTTAGATGGACTCAGCCTAACGGCGTTCAGAACATGGTAACGCCAGACGACGACGCGAATCTGAGCGACGCGAGATCGATCGCTCTGTATGGCCAGCGCGAGCCAGACACGGATCTCGATATCGGTTATGGCTCGTATGCTCTCGCCGTCAGAGCCGGGCGAGCGTATATCGCCGACAAAAAATATCCTCGTCCCTATGTGAGCGGGCCGATCAAGCTGTACGAGTCGATCCGGAACCAGGACGGGGGAGAGACGCCCGTCTCTGAGATCCGCGCGGGACAGCGCGTGAAGCTCGTCAATGTCGCCGACGACGTTCTCGGGATCGAGAGCGCTGGCGCGACGTTCGTCCTGACAGAGCATGAATACGACGACGACACTCAGAGCGCGTCGCTCGTCTGTGGAATCCCCGACTCTCTCGCGAGCTTCCTCGCGGCTGGCGCGCTCATTCCAAAAGATCCGATCCTCGAAGGGATGGCGTAATGAAAAGCTCAGGACTGATCCTCGCCGTGATCTTCTTTCTCCTCGTCGCCGCGATCGTGTACTCGATCGAGCGATATCGCGCGACGTGCGACACGACAGAGACAAAGCCTGTCGGCCGTACGCTGAGCGAGACGATTCCATGAGCTTCTCTTCACTGATCGTCCCTCATGAGAATGAGCGCTCGCAAGTCGTCGACGATCTCCTGACGTCGAAGCGGCTCAATCTAAAATGGGTGAAGACGCTCGATCGCCAGCGCGCGACAGATATCGCCCGGGCTTTCCCTGGCGTCAATGTGATCTTCAGAGATCCTCGCGGTCCCGCGAATCTCTCGGACTGGCGGCGCGACTATCCAGATCCGCTCGTATGCGCTGAGGCTGTCTTCAGAGCGGGAGCGATCGACGCGCTCCCGAATATCTGGGTCGAGAGCAATATCAACGAGCCGAAGCTGACGAGCGTCGACGATGCGATCTGGCTTGGGATCGTCGAAGGCGAGCGCTCGAAGAAGTTACACGCGCGAGGCCTTCGCGCCGCGATCGGCTCCTTCGGGACGTCTCACCCCCCGACAGATCTCTTCGTCGAATTCATGAAGAGCTTCATCGCTCATGGTGGAAGCCTCGAGGATCTCGTCGCGCTTCACGAATACGGCCGCAAGGAATGGACGACAGAGGACAGATCGAATCTCCTTCACTGTTTCGATCTGAAGGCCTCGATCGTCGGGCTCCCATGCGAGCGAATGCTCTTCGCGATCACAGAGTCGGGCTTCGACGACGTCGGCGAAGGATCAGGCGGGTATCTCGATCCAGAAGCGAAAGCGAGCGAGGCCGATCTCATTCGTGTTATGGGGCTATATGCGCGAGTCCTCGAGCTCGCTGGCTTCGTCGTCTGCGTTTGCGTCTTCGCTTATCGAGGCGGGGATCGCTGGGAATATTACGAAATGGAAAGCGCGAAAGAATTCAACTCTGAGATTCAAGCATCGTCGATCGAGACGCTCCCGCTCGAGAGTCCCTTCCCTGTGCCCGACTGGACTCACACAGTCGACTCTCCTCCCGGTCTTCGCGTGAGGACGTCGCCGACGACGACAGACGCAAACGGACAGCCGACGCTCGCGAATGTGAAAGCCGCGCTTATCAACGGGACGCGAGTAAGAGTCGTCTCGATCTCTGGCCTCTGGGCTCTGATCGATCGCCCAACGATCGGCTATGTCTACGCTCCGAATCTCGACGAGCGCCCCGTCGTCGCTCCTGTCGAGCGTCAGATCGCCGAGCTGTGTCATTTCAAATATCGCGATCGTATCCTCGACGCGAGCGCGAATCAGGCAGTCGGTGACATTCCCTTCGACGTTCTCTCAGATGCAGGATACGTCGCGATCATGCTTCGAGTCGCGATCGGTCTTCAGGAGGACACCGCCTGGCTCTCTCACTGGCGCGCGGCCGCTGGCTATATGAAGCGCTTCCTGTATGCGGTCTTCTCGTTCACGGCCTCATGGGAGCGCCAGGTCGACGTGATCCTGAAGGCGCTCGATCGAATTCCAGTGACGCCGACTGTCGCGCTCGATCTCGAGCTCCCGAATCCGTCGAAGGATGCGACGTCGCTTAATAGCGCGATCGACAGACTTCAGTCGAAGGGTGTCCCGCTTGCGTGGTACGGCCGCTCGCTCTGGCTGAAGGATAATCTGAGCGACGTCTCGAAGCTGAAGCCCCTTCCCTTTATCGTCGCTCACTATAAGTCTCCCGTCGACGATAAGCCCCTGATCCCAGACGGATTCACTCCGGGAGCTTGGCAATATGTGGCCGGCGAGAAGGTCGTCGCGGAGCGAATGTATTGGGGCCTCGCAATGACGAGATCTCTAAAGCATCTGGACGAGTCGAAAGTCCTTCCTCGCGGCCTGATCATTCACGCGGCTTGATCGACAACAGGAATCAAAAAAGCGCGCGCGATCGAGATCTCTCTCTCGATCGCGCGCGCTCGTGTATGATTGTGTCGTCGCGCGAGCTGTAGGATCGGGATACTTCGTTGCTTACAAAGGCCTGATCCGCCTCTCGCCGCGCGACGAGAGAAGGCGATCGAGATCTCGATCGCCTTCTCGTTTCAGTCGAAATCACGTCATGCAGTACCCAGACTCACAAGAGGACTCGTCGTCTCCGAAGAGAATGATCATTTGAGGATCGACTGCTTCCTCGAGCGGCCTTCCCTTTCTCGTGAGATACACTGGACGCCTTCCGAGAGAGACGCTCTTGTCGATAAGCATCCTCTCGAGCTCCGCGGCCTTTTTGAACGTCTCAGGACTCTTCTGTCGGAGATCGCGCCAATGATTGAGTCTGTGAAACGGACAGAACCAGCACGCCGATTTCGGCGGTACTGGAATTCCTTCGCTGGCGATCAGCTTTTCGCAATCCTCGCGCGTCATTCTGAGATCGATTAGCGGATATTCGTTCGATATGTTTCGATATCCGCTATCCGTCGCCATTCTCTCGATCTCGTCCCATGAGATCCCAAGTCCGACAATGTGATCCCCTTTCCCCAAAGCTTTTCTGACGACGGCGCGCTTATATAGAGTCGTGCATTGTCTGTGGCCTGGGGCTCCATTCTCCATTCTGACGGGAATCCCGATCGAGCGCTCTTCTCTGATCGTCCTCTGATAAAGAGTCTCTCCCGATCTCGACACTTCGACGAGGCTTATCCCATTCGCGCGAGCGTAAGGGATCGCTGTCTCTCTCAGATAGGCGAGAGTCTTTTCTTCTTCGCTGTCCTCTCCGACGTTTGCAAACATGAAGACGTCAAAAAAGATTTTCTTTCTGGCGGCCAGAACGAGCGCGGCGACAGACTGAACTCCTCCGCCGAAAGAGAAAGCTCGCGTCATTATCTCGATCCCTCGTCTGTGTAGTCTTCGACCGGGTGAGTCTCTGTGCTTCCACAGAAGGGACAGACGATCTCGCCTGTGTCTTCCCAGCGCTCGCCGCATTCGTCACAGCGTCTCTCTTCTCTACTGTCTGTCATGATTGCTTCCTTTCGTTCAAGGCTGCGAGCTCGAAGAGGATCGCCATAAGGACGAAATAGATCGCCCCAAAAGCGGCCGTCTCGAGTCCTGAGAATGTGTAAGCGAGAAGAAGAAGACACGAGACGAAGACTTGAAGCTTCGCGGCCTGTCTCATGGCTTCTTCCCTTTCAGCTTCGACCCATAGAGCGCGCGAAGACGACGGACTTCCTTCGCGTCCTTCTTCTCGAGCGCGCGAAGGATATCGTCGAGGCCAACGGCACAGCGAACGAGCGCGAGTAGCTTCGCGCCGTCGTCGCGCGTGAGCGTGAGCGGCGCGCCGATCTCAGTCCCGATCTTCTTCGCGACGTGTGATAGCCAGCGCCTGAGATCTGGATTTGAGAGGAGCGGGATCTCGAGCTCGAGCTGAGCTGTCAGTCTGGCGAGCGCGTCGTCTGGGAGCGCCTCGAGGACCGTCTCACGCGCGAGCGTGTCCTCTGCCATGATCGGGAGCTGTGGGCCGAAGGTCGTTCTCGTCCTCGTCACTCTGAAGAGATCGCCGACGAACGGGCGACGACTGAAGACGAGCGTCTCGATCTGGCGCGTCTTCGTGTCTGACGACTGAATGGTGAGCGTCTCGCTCTTCTGGGTCTTCTTCATCCCTTCACTTCCTTTCCCCTGTTGTCGTATGTGACGACGCTCTGGCCAGCTCGAGCGAGCGCGTCTGAGATCGCCCGGGCGCGAGCGCGCTTCCCGAGCTCCCGGGCGGCTGAGCGCCAGATCCTCAGCTCGAGGAAGCGCTCGAGGACGCGAAGCGGGAGATCCGCCTCGCCGAGCGCGATCCTTCGAGCGCTTCCCTTCGAGCTGAGCTGAAACGTCTTCGCGACGACGTCCCATGAGCCGGATTGTCTGTGAGCGTCCCTGAGCCAATTTCTGGCTCCCGCGATAGATTGCTCGTCTCTCGTCCCTGGCGCTCGTCTGCGCTCGTCTGTACGACGTACAGACACCTTCCTAGTCGTTTTCTGGTCGGTCACTTTTCCCCCGTCTGGCGTCTGGGTCCATTTCGTTATATACGGTCGAGGTCGAGATCCCCCCGCTCTCGGGCTCGACCGTCTGATCGAATTCCCAAATTCCCGAATTCCCTGGATTAGGCTGTGAGCGCTTCCTCGACTTCGGCGGGTGGGGCGCTCTCCTGATTGCTTCGCTGTAGCACAGACAGCAGATCTCCGAGCGTCGCTCCCTCAGTGAGCTTCGTCGGCTTCCCTCTCTGCGGCGTCTCGATCCAGCGAAGGCGCTCGAGCTCTGTCGCGCAAGCCGACCATTCTCTGTGAGAGATCCTCACGTCGTCGTCGTTCCAGATCGGCGACGACGACGGCGTGAGGACGGTCGCGCTCGCTCCGTCTGCGAGGACAGCGGCCGTCACGAATGCGAGAAGTCGATCGCGAGTCATACGGCCGTCGAGCGTCGAGATCCCTTCCTTCGAGATCACGTCGACGAGGTCGCGTCGGTTGAGGATCTCGGCTCGCGACATCTGGAGATCATGCTCGAGCTGAGCTTCATAGTTCAGCGACGCGCGCTCATAGTTCTTATGCTCGATCTCGGCGAGCGCGCGATCGCGCTCAGCGCGGATCTTCTGAGCCTGAGCGCGCGCGAGCATGAAGAGACAGATCACGAGCGTGATCGGCAGTCCCGCGACGAGCGCGATCATGCCGACCGTCTGAGCGGTCGAGACGTTCTTCGCGTCCTGTGTCTGAGCCTGAAGGAGCTCCCAGTGAGCGGCGTCCTCGAGCTTCTCGCGGTCCTTCTTCCTGGCCAGCTCGCGCGCGTCTTCGGTCCTGGCGATCGAGACAGTCGTCGGCTCGAAGGTGAGCTCGACGACGCGCTTCTTCGCCTCGAGCTCTGCGATCTGTGCGAGCGCGATCGCGTGAGCGTCGTCTCGCTCCCTGGCGAGCGCGGCGAAGGCCTCGCGCTCGAGCGCCGAGCTCGTCTCGTTTGCGATCGCGATCTGAGTCGACGCGCGCTGAGTGTCGGCGGCGATCGACGTCGACGCGCTCGAGGCCGACGTCGTCGCGAGCTGATCGATCGTCGGGACAGGTGAGGAGGTCGACGTCGGCGGCGAGGTCGCGCTCGCGGCGAGCGAGGGAGTGAGCGACGCGCTCACGCTCTCATAGCGCGGATCTCGCAGAAGCGCCGACAGGATCAGCGCGAAGAAGAAGAGCGCGGCGACGATCAGCGAAACGAGTCCAGCTCTCATAGCGTCCTCACTTTCTGCGCGACTTGGTTCTCTTCGCGCGTTCTCCATAGGTCGAGTGATCGGCCGTGATCGCGGCCGCGGTCGCGTTCCATGCGGCGAGCTTCGCGCGCTCGAGATCCTGATCGATCTCCTTCTTCTTCGCGTCGATCTGGCTCTCGATCACCTGAAGTGTCGAGGGAGCGAAGCGAATTCGCTTCTGTTTGTATACGAGCTCCGCATCGTTCACTTCGCCAGAGGAGCGCGTCGGCGGCGTGAAGGAGAGCGTCGCGCCTCTGAAGGTCTTCGTCTTTCTGTGAGCGACGGTCTTCTCTGCGGTCTTCTTCTGGGTCTTCATGGTGTCTTCGTCCTTTCGTGTTATCGGTTGTCGAGATACTCGATCGCTCTGTGAGACTGAAGCCACGAGCCGGCGAGTATCGCGCTGACGACGATCTGAGAGAGATAACGGAGATCCTCAGACGAGAGCGGCGGGAAGACGTCGATCTCGTTGTCGCGCTTCTTCTTCGCGAGGATCTCTGTGAAGTGAGACGCGATCGACGCGACGAGCGTCGACGAGATCGCTCGCTCGCGAAGCGCGATCTCTCGCGGCCAGAGTCCGAGCTCGAGAAGTCGCGCCTGATCCTGTTGATAGGACGTGAGATCTCGAAGCCAGTCGGGCTCAGGAAGATCGACGTCCCAGCTCATGAGCTTTTTTCCTCAGTCGTGAAGACGAGCGTCTCGTCGCTTCGCCAACGCTGAGCGACGAGATCGAGAAGGCGCCACGAGAGCGCGCGCTGATCTTCGAGGTGTCTCGTCACTGCGGCGAGCTGTCCCTCGCTCCCTTCCTTCGAGGGTCTGAAGCCAAGTCGCCAGAGCTCCTCGAGAAGCTCCTGAGCGGCCTCGCGCGAGAGCTCGATCGCGGGATCGATCGTCTCCGAGATCTCGCTCGTCTTCATTGAGCGAAAGACGATCGGCAGAGCGTGAGCGATCACGTCGCCCGGCGCGCTTCTGTCGAAGAGATACAGAGCGACTTTGTCTGAGACGGTTCGACGCTCGAGGACGGCGCGGATCTGAAAGGTGATCATGATCGCCTTCCTGTCGAGACATACACGCGCTCTTCGCGAAAGCCGATCGCGCTCAGGATCTTCTCGCCCGGGCGACGCTTCCCTCGAATGAGGTCGTTCATGTAAGCGTAAGAGACGCCGAGCTTCTCGGCGAGCTTCCGCTCTGATCCTTCCTTCTCTGCGCGCGTCTTCAGGATCGCGCGAAGGTCGGTCTGTGTGATTGCTTTCATTCGTTATCCATTCTGGGGCGATAGTTCCCCATAGCGTGAGCGACGAGTCTCACGGCTCGATCGGGATCTGTCGTGAGCTGCGTCGGGGTGAATTGAAAGACCTTCCAGCCGTCAGAGAGAGCGACAGCGATCTTCCAGTGATCCTCGTCGAGCGAGTGTCGACCGATCGCGAAGGGCTTCCCCGTTCGTTTGTTGATTGCCGCGAGCCGCTGTCCGCCGTCAACTTCGACGGCGATTCGAGAGAAGAGGTGAGCGAAGTCGAAGCGCCAGTGTCGCGACGTCATGAATTCATATTCGCGACGCCAGCCTGACGACTCGATCTCGACGCCGATCACCTTTCGCCATGCGTCGCTGAAGAGCGGCGCGGCGTCCTTCGACTCTCTGATCGCCTTCGCGAGCTCGAGCTGAGCGGGCGTGAGCTCCCGTGTCTTCTTCCTGGCCATCACTCCCCCCACATAGAGAGCGTGAGTCTCTTCGTCTCGCATCGATAGCACGAGGTGAAGAAGCCAGCGCTCGACGGCGTGATCACAAGTCCGCAACGCTCACAGCGTCGCCAGATCTCGACGCGCTCCTGTGGGTATTTACACGCGCTGTCCCAGAGTCGATCGCCGCTCGTGAAGAGCTGATACTTCAGGATCGACTCATATACTCTCACGCGGACTCTGTTGACGGGCGAGAGCTGAGCGTGAGGGATCTTCACGAGCGCGATCATTTCGTCGGGGATCGCGGGGATCGTTCGCACAGATCCCGCTGACAGGATCATTCGTCTCTTCGTCATTCGCTCTCTCTCTTTCCGGGGCGATGTCGCGCGCGTCCCTTCTTCTCGTCGATCGAGGCCTCGAGCTTCTCGATCTCGTTGAGGAGCGTCGAGGCCTTCCCGAGCATGGCGTCGCGACGTCGCGCTTCCGCTCTCAGTGTCTCGATCCGCTTCTTCAGCGCGTCAGACGCTGAGCTCTTCGGGAGCGTCCTCACGAGCGCCGCCTGGCAGATCAGCGCGTCGATCAAGACCTCCTCGAAGCTCAGGCCCATAACGTCGCGCGCGCTTTCCTCGTCTGTTGGTAAGTCGTAACTCATTTCTTCCTCTTCGCGTCTTCGGCTTCACTGGCGAGATCTGCGAGGATCTCTTCGGCTTCGTTTGCGATCTGTCTCAGGCGATCGCGCATCGATCGCGACAGGCTCGCGTCGATCATGGTGATCTTCCTCAGCTCGGCGGCCGTCTTGTCGAAGCGTCGGTGAAGGACGACGATCTCGGGATCTGGGTCTTTCCCGTCGTCGCGCTCGCGAAGCTCCTTCGCGATCTGATACGCTTTCTCGACTGTACAGAGATCGCCTGTCTTCGATCGCTCGAGGAGCGCGATCACGCGCTCGAGGACTGCGCGCGGCCGCCTCTGATACATGCTCGCGGCTCTGAAGTAGGAGACAGACAGCATCCCGAATTCCTCGCGCGTCGCGCTATCGAAGAGCTTCGAGATCAGGAGATCGGATCTCACGCTCGAGATCGTTCGACCGACGTCGCGCGCGATCAGCGAATACACGAGCATGAGATTCTCGGCTCCGGCTTCCTCGACCGTCTGAGCGATCTTGTCGGCGCGATACCAGACGAGTTGTCCTTCTGCGTCGCGAAGCGTCCTGAGCTCGTTTCGTCTGTCCTCTGGAAGATCCCGACAACGTCTGAGGCTCTCTTCGACAGAGAGCCTCTTCTCTTTCTGGGTCTTCGTCTTCATGGTCAGAAGCTGATCTGATCGCTGTCGTCGACAGCGAGATCATGATCGATCGCCTTCAGCGTCCCGCTCAGATCCTCTTCAGTCTGAGAAGAAGCGGGATCGTCGTCGAGCTCGAGCTCGCGATCGAGCGCCTCGAGCTGTCGTCGAATGTCGATCCTTCCGAAGTCGGTCGCGACGTGAAGCGCGAGCTCGAGCTCGCCGATCGTCCCGATATCGCGAGCGGCCGTCTGTAGGTGATCGGTGTCTCCTTCGAGGCTCTCCCACCATGATTCGTGCGTCTCGTATGTGAAGAGCGACGCGCGTCCTCGCGGTCCCTGGATCACGAGCTCACCCCAGCGGTAGAGATCCCGCTTATATACGCGGCGCTTCGCGATCAGGATCGAGTACACGACGACTTCGCCGACGCTGTGGTCGGGCTCTGGGTGAAAGCCGAGCTCGAGGATCGACGCGACGTCGCCGAGCGAGTGAGATCCTCGCTCGATCTTCTCGAGCTGGCTCGAAAGCCGCTGGAAGAGGACGCTCATCGCTCGACACTTCTCGTCGACGTCGAGAGTCATAGCGAGCGACTCTCTCCTCGACGCATAGATAAGAATTTGCGCGTCGACGACAGCGCGAAGCGATATGAGCTCCGACTTCGTCAGCGGCTCGATCGGTTGATAAAGGTCGGTCATTCTGGTTTGTCCTTTCGTCCCATGAGCTGAGCGAGCGTCCCTGATCCGCCTGAGATCCTCAGACGCGCGCGATCGACGAGCGCTCGCGAGGCTGGCGAGAGCTTCGCGATCTCGATCACGCGAGCGCGCTCGCTCGTGTAAGCGTCTATGAAGCGCTTTCGGTTTGCGGCCTTCGAGGCCTCTTCAGAGGCGAGACAGATGTTATTCCAGCCGACAGCCGAGATCGCGCGCTGGGTCGCGTCGTCGAATCCGCCTGGGCCGTCCTGAGGCGTGAAGCCTGGACGCTCTGTCTCATAGTGGGCCCGAAACTCGGGAAGCCATGCGCCGACGCGCGACGCCGCTCTGAGGACGTCGCCCCAGACGTCTTCAGCGCTCTTCTCTCCGATCTGTCCTGAGTTGATACGCGCGATCGCTTCTCTGATCTCGTGGTAACTCGGGGGATACTTTCCGCCGATCAGCTCGAAGGCCGCGCTGATCTGATCGGGATCGAGGTCTGAGAGCTTCAGCGTATACAGCGCGATCAGATCGGCGACTTCTTCCTGTGGTCGCGCGAGCATGATCGGGAAGGCTTGCAACTCGAGCGCGAGGACGTCGCCGACCGTGAGCTTACCCATTCGCGGCCGTCCTCTCTGCGAGCGTCTGAGCTTTCTCCCTGGCGCGCTGTAGGATCTGAGCCTGTCGAGACTGAGGAGCTCCGTCTTTCTGGATCTGGCCCGCCTGATTCGCGAGGCTCGCGATCGTGTACTTCAGGACCGTAAGCGTCGGGAGCTCGAGCTTCTTCCCTCTGAAGTCGAAGCGTCGCCACGCTGAGCGCTCGCCGTCGTACAGTCCGAGAACGTCGTCGGCTCGCCATCCCGCGAGACGGAGCTCGCGAGCGGTCTTCTTCAGCATCGATTCAGATCCGACGACTTGCGTAACCTTCTTCAGAGCTTTCTCGAGCTGGATCTCGATCGTCCGCTCCTCGAGCGTGAGCTCGACCTTCGGCTTCTTCTCCTTCTTCGGCTTCGCTCCTTCCTGGCCAGCGCGCGAGCGCGTCCCTGATGATTCATCCTGACGGATCTCAGTGACGATTCCCTGTGAATCTGGTTCACTGGTACCAGTGAACGACGTTCCTACGTACCTATGAATCTGATTCACAGGTGAACGTCGTTCACTGGTTCGCTCTGGCGCTGGGTCGACCTTCGCGTCGGGCAGAGCGAGAAGACGCTCGACGCGACACTGATAGTCGATCACCTGTCGCTTCTTCCCGACGACGCCGACAGGCTCGAAGAAGCCTGTCCGCCTGAAGAATGCGAGGACATTCGAGACGCTTCTTCGCGTGAGATCGGTCCTCGCGGCCGTCTTCGCGATACTGGGGTGGATCGAGAGTCCTTCGTCGTTTGCGTGATCGAGAAGCGAGATCGCGACGAGCTTCAGAGTCGCGGCCGCCGGCTGTCTCTTCGCGATCCCGACGAAGGTCTTCTCGAGCGCCATCGATACAAGTCGGATCGACACTGATCGCCTTCCTTTCTGGGTGTCCTTCGATTCTCAGCGCTCGCTCTCCGGCTGTCAAGCGGGACTCTCCGGGTCGCTCTGCTGCGTCCTGGCGGCGCGATCGCGCTTGATCTTTCGGTCGACGTTCTCGAGGAAGATACGCGGCGTGAATTGGTAGTGTCCTGGCGTCCCTGATCCCGACGCATCGGGGTGAACGTGGTAAGCGTATTCACCTCGCTCGATCGCGCTCCTGAGCTCGTCGACGGTGATCTCGAGAACCGTCGCCATTTCATGCTCTGTATGGATCGAGACAATCACGGGACCGGCGAAGACATAGTGATTCGTGACCTTGATCGGCATGTTAGGCCTTCTTCGACTCTTCGACGACGACGTCGAAGGCCGCGAGCTCGACCTGTGGCTCGAGCTGAAGGACGAGCGCGCGCGTGATCGCCTCGTGAAGCGAGTAAACGCTCTCCGCATGGTCGAGGACGCCTGTCGCGTTCCCTTCGGCGTCTGTTGTCTCGAGAAGGATGTCGAAGCGACGGCCGTCTTCTTCTGGTCGAATGAAAACGATCCCGATCTGTATCCCGTCTGGATACTGCGAGACAGGCGGCTTCAGCGTCGCGAAGACGCGCTCGACGATCAGCGTCGCGAGACGGTCGATCGTCGCTGGGTCTGTCGTTCGGTTGAGTGTCAGAGCCATGCGAGTTATCTCCTTCTGGGTGTCCTGTGAGAGATCAGAGCCGCTCGAAGAAGCTGAGCGGCTCTGTCTTTCTCTGCGTCGGTGAGGCGAGATCCCGCGATCGCGCGTCTCGCTTCCTGTCTCACGTCCTCTTCGCTCGTCTGTCGCGTGAGCTCGATCCCGAGCGCGCGAGCGAGGTCGACGTGAGCGGCGTTCATTGCGCCTTCAGATACTGCGCGACGAAGCTCGTCCTTCGTTGAGCTTCGCGCTCGCGCTCGAATTCGCTCAGCTCGCGAGATCCAGAGACGAGCTCAGCGGCGCGAAGCTGAAAGTCGAGCTGCGCGAAGCGATCGCGAAGCGCGAGGTCTTGCTTCGAGATCTCGAGCTCGAGCTCTTTTTGCTTCATGCGGATCTGAGCGTCGGAGTTCTCGCGCGCTTCGAGCTCTCCCCGACAGGCCGAGAGCTTCGATTCGAGAAGGCGTCGGCGCGTGTCGAGCTTCCGACAGATCTCGTCGCCAGCTCGAGCCGCGGCCTTCGAGATCGCCCGGGCTTCCTCGTTCTTCCCTGGCCAGACGCGATCGGGGATCTGACAGACGATCCAGACGAGACGGCCTTCGAGATCCTCGACGACGTGAGCGAGCTCGATCTCGGTCGCGCGGCGAATGCGCGAGAGATCGTCGGTCGACGCATAGAGAGCGTCGAAGCTCTCGCTCGCGATCAGATCAGTGATCGAGGCTGTCGGCGATGGCGTCGCGTCGGTCTGTGCGTCCTGGCCGATCGCGTCGTCGGGAGTGTCGTCGCTCATGGCAGGGAAAAGAGAATGAGAGGTGAACGAGCTTTCTGGGCCGAGATCGAAGTCTTCATTCTGAGTCATGGTGAGATCCTTTCTGAATGGTGAGCGCGCGAGTGTCGGTCCTCGCGCGCTCGTGAGCTGCTGTGTCAGTCGAAGAGATCGCGCTCTCGCTCTGCGATCGACGAGTCGAGGACGCGCTGAAGAGCGTCCTTCACTGTGCGTCCCGGCTGGGCCTTCTGCCATGCGGCCGGCTCGAGATTATCGAGCGCGAGCTGTACGCCGACTTTTCCGATCGCGAAGTACTTCATGCAAGCCTTATAGAATAGACCCTGGGACGTGATCGACTTCGCGACGGCGTCGAGATCCAGCTCTCCCGCGTTCTCTGGCTTCACGTGGGTCTGGATCTCTGGCGCGTTCTCATGCTCGCCGTCTTCATTCCCGACGCCGATCTGTAAGAGCTTCATCGTGAAGTATTTAACTCCGGTCGTGATCGCCTTCGCGAGCGCTTTGTCGGGAGTTGCGAAGTCGACGCCGACAGAGCGCCAGAGGAGATCGAAGCCGAGAGTCGGCTCGACGTCGCTCGCGCGAATGTGAAAGACGAGCGCGACATTCGCGACGAAGATCCCGCCTCCCTTCGGCGTCTGCGAGCTGTCGATCTTGACGTCGACGACTTCAGGGAAGATCACGACGCCTTCGCGCGCGAGCGCGTCGCCAGCTCGAGCGGCGATCTGATCGGCCGAAATGTACTTGTAGTTGAATTGCGAATTGTCCTTATCGGGCAGGAATGCGCCGACGTCGATCGACGCTCGCGCGATCTTCGCCTCGAGGCTCGTCCCGCTGGGCGCTTCCTTGCGTGGCGTCGTCTTCTGTGCGATCTCGCGAGCGGCCTTCTCGAGAGAAGCGTTCTTATCAGTCATGAGAGAGTGTCCTTTCTGGGTGAGCGTGTCAGGGGATCGTCGCGAAGATCACGACGACAGCGATCAGAGCGAAGACGACGACGACGACGAAGAAGAGAGCGCCAGCTCCGCCCCCGCCTGGCCGATCGTTCTCCTCGTGCTCTGCATAGAGAGACGCTTCGACAGGATCTCGAGCGAGATCCTCTTCCTTCCATTCGATCATGATCGCTTCGCCTTTCGCGCTTCGCGGCGCTTCGCATTGCGAGCGATCCGGTCGGCTTCCTTCTTCTTCCTGGATTCTTCGAGCTCGAGCGCTTCGCGAGCGCGTCGCTCGTTCTCTGTGTTGATGATCGTCGTCGGGATAGGGAGCGTGTACTTCAGCATTTTGGTTCGTCCTTCTGGGTGAATGGGTGAGGGAGATCAGGCGCGAGCGAGAGCGTCGTCGCGCGCTTCCTCGAGGCGATCGTTCGCTTCCTCGAGCTTCGCGTCGTATTCGTCGATCGTGATCTCGCCAGCTCTGAGCTGTGCGAGAAGTCGGTCGCTCTTCCTGTTGAAAGCGTCCTGAGCGGCGATCATGGAGTTAACGCGCTGTCTGTTGGGTGACATGGTGAAGATCCTCAGAGGCCGAAGCCTACAGCGAACGCGAGCATGAAGACGCCGAAGACGGCGCCGACTGAGACGATCGCGAGAATGTCGTGAAGTTTTTTCATGGTGCGAGATCCTTAGTCTGAGCTTCGATCGGTCGAGGAGATCGTCGAGGCCATCGGGATACGAACGACGCTCACGCTTCCTTCGAGCGCGGCCGTCTCGAGCTTCGTCCAAGTGTCGAAGCCATGCGCGCGAGCGAGCTCGTCGAGTCGCTCGCGGCGTCGCTTCTGGCGCTCGCGTGTCTTCGCTTTCTCTTTCTCTGTCATGATCGTTTGTCCTGTTGGGGGTGTCAGAAGGTCGGACGAATGGAGTAATGAACGTATTGCTCGAATTCGTTCACAGTGAGTTGACGAATGGCGATCACGCGAGCGTCGATCCCGAAGTCGTTCAGCGGCGACGAGCTCGGTCCCTGGCGGATCGTGAAAGCTCGCAGACAGTAAGAGACGCTGTCGCCGAGTCGAACGATCGTTGTCGGCTCTTCGACCGAAGAGCTGTCGACGACGATCACGAACGCGCTCGCGAGAACGCGATCGCGAGCGACGGCCGTCATCTCGGAGATCTGCGGGACGTGAGCGGCACAGGTGAAGCCTTCGACTTCCCGATAATCGAATTCGCGAATCGCGATCAGGTGATCGCCGGGAGCGATCGCCATTCGGTCGAGGAGCTTCTCGATCGACTCAGCGAAGCGAGCCTGAACGGAGAGCCGATAGTCTGAGTCGGAAAATGCGATAAGATACGGGAGCATTGCGTCGGTCCTTTCTGGGTGAGACAGCGCGCGAGCTTCGTCCCTCGCGCGCTGTCCATTTAAGTAGAGGAGATCAGGCGAGCTCGGCGCTCAGCTTCGCGTCGATCATGGCGTCGAGCTTCTTCACGGTCGCGATCTTCGCGGCGAGTTGAGCGTGATAAGCCTCGAGCCTCTGAGCGGTCGAGTTGAGCGCGCGTCGAAGATTGCGAAGGATCGCGCTTCGATTCTCGGCGTCGACGAGTCTGGTCTGAGTGTCGATCGCCGACGTGAACGCGATCGCGCGATATTCCTCTTCTTCGATCCAGAGAACGACGATCTCCGTCTCTGCCTGAGCGATCAGCTTCTCGGCGCAATCGATCACGATATCGTGAGCGGGATCGCTCGAGGTCTGAATGAAGCGCTCGCGGCCGCCCCTGAGCTCGGCGAGTCGAGCTTCGAGATCCGCTTCGTCTGCGCGATCGCTCGAAACGAGTGAGCGGGCAATGATGCATTCTGTCGTCTGGATCGAGGGTGTATTCATGATGATCTTTCCTTACTGGGTGAGTTGTTTCGTTCTTTCGTTCGTGGCTACGCTGGCGCTCGGATCTCTCGCTCCCTTGCCTGAGTTGCACAGTGAGCGCCTTCGTCTTCTTCGTTTGTAAAGGTGCTTCCGCGCTGTCAGCTATCGAGCTGACGCTCTCAGTCTAACGGCGTTATATACCGAAGTCAACTGTTTTTCAATTCTTTAAGTTTCGAGTTTCGATCTGAAATCCTCGAGGATTTCGAGGATTCACGCGCGCTTTACGGACAAAAAACGCAGAGCGCGCGAAGATCGCGAGCGAAGGCGTCGATTCTGTGCGGTCGATCAGGATCGAGGCTCGAGGAGCGTCAGAGAGACGGGGGATCTCTGGCGCTCTTCTCATTTCTGGCGAGCGAGCGTCGATCGAAGTATAGTCTGGCTGTCCGCTTCATTGCTTCACTGAAGCAATTACACTCGCACAGGGGAGAAGACTCTATGAATGCTGATCTCATTCTCGCGAAGATTGTCGAAGTCCTCACGCCGTATCAGACGCCCGCGCTGGCGCTCGTCGCGCTGATCGCGATCAATGTCCTAACAGGCGTCGGCGCGGCTGTGCGCGCGAAGGTCTTCGACCTTCAGAAGCTCGCCGAGTTCTATCGCGTGAGCGTGATCCCGAATCTGATCGGGTGGCTCACGATCTCGGCGCTGACGTCGATCGCGACTCAGGCCTTCCTCGAGAAGTCGCTCGCTGAAACGATCTCGGGCGCTCAGGCGTGGTCAATGTACAGCGCGGCCGCGCTCTCTCTCCTGGCATCCATTCGAGAGAATATCGCCGAGATCCAGAAGCCTTCGCTCGCGAGCGTCGAGTTGACTGTCGTCGCGAAGACCGTCGTCGAGCCTGAGAAGCGCGTCGACTAATCCACAAGAGGGAAGGGGGATCTCCCTCGAATGGATCTGTCGACGATCACACAGCGCGCGATCGAGGCGCTGATCATGACCCTTATCGCGAGCGGGATCGCCGCATTCTTCGCGAGGCCTCGCGATCGAGCTCAGGCTCGCTCGTTCAATGCCAGCGCGAATCGCGACAACGCGACAGCCGTACAGATCACGACGGCTCAACTCGTCGAAGCGCTCGAGAAGATCGAGGATCAGTCGGCGAGGATCGAGACACAGTCGGCGAGGATCGAAGAGCTCGAGGCAAACGACAGCGACAAGTCGAAGAAGATCGAGGCTCTCGAAACGGCGAGGAAGGAAGATCACGCAGAGATCAGAATCCTTCGCATTCAACAGCGGGAGAACATGGCCGAGATCGTCGGCCTTCGCGACACTGTCTCAGATCTGAGGACAGGCGTTCGTATTCTCACCTCGCAGATCGTTGACGAGCTTCACGCGCAACCGAAATGGTCGCCGAGTCAGCTCGTCGATCACGACACAGAAGGAGATACCGAATGAGTGAGTCAAACATCCCTCACGAGGCGAGCGTCGAAGCCGTCGTGAATGGGTCGCCGAAGAAGACGCTCTTTCATCCGACGACGGGGATCGCGATCGAGGTCAACGCCTCAGACACTCCCGCGCTCGTCGCTCTGGGCTGGCTCGAGGAGCTCGTCGACGTCGAGAGCGCGAGGGCCGCGGCTCTCGCGACGCTTCGCGGGATCGAGCCCGCGCTCGTTCGCTATGTCGAAGGCGTCGTGATTGATGGCGTGATCGATCGCGCCGACGACAGCGCTCACGCCGCGCTCTTCGTTTCGATCAATGCCTTTAGCGAGGAGCTGAGGAAGCTCCTTCAGGCGATCGAAGCGAAGTATCCTCGCGCTGAGGCCTCTCCCGTCATCATGGCTCGCGAGGTCGATCGAGGCGGGCGTCTCTACGTCGAAGAGATCGGCGTCGATCCTAACCAGGTCGCCGCGTTCGCTGCGGAAGGCTGGAAGCAAGCATGACAGCATTCATCATTGATCGCGATCTCGGTCGCGTGAAGATCCCGGCTCTCGATCGTCTGATCTCCGTTCCCGGTCGACCCGTTCGTCGAATGAGTGACGGCGAGATGGGTATTGTGATCGCGACGCAATTCAGACCTCGTCGACGCGACGACGGTCTGATCGTCGGCTTCGATATGCTCTGGCACGACGTGAGCGCGAATGAGCGCGTCGACGCTGGCGCGGCCTATCAGGCTGTGCAATGCTTCGGCGGATCAGGGACGCCGGCGGCTCCCTCGTCAGCGAACTACGCGCGCGCGATCGCTGTCGCGTCTGGGACGCTCACGAAAGCGAAGGGCGATCAGTCGCTCGGATCTGCGAGCGCGTCTGTGACGACGAACGAGTACACGACGATCGGGCTCTCGCGCGCGAATGCGACGCTCTCGGGCGGCGGCTACACGGCTCCCGCTTCGCTCGGCGCGACGTTCGCTCAGGTGATCACGTATCAATTCACAGCGTCGGGATCTGGCACAGCCTACGGAAGCGGCGTTTTCAACTCGACGACGCCGTCGGGCTCGATCCTGTATGTCGAGGACAACTTCGGATCGACAGCCGTTCTCGTCTCAGGCGACACGCTCTCGATCACTTGGACGATCACGAACTAAGCGCGAGGTCGAATGAGTCATATCGTCGCCGATCGCGTTAAAGAGACGTCGACGACAACAGGGACGGGCGCGCTCTCACTCGCTGGCGCTGTCAGCGGGTACCGCGCCTTCTCTGCTGTCTGTGCAAATGGTGACACGTGCTTTTATGCGATCGCGCATCAAAGCGCGGCCGAGTGGGAGATCGGGCTCGGGACATGGGCGACGGGTAACTCGCTCACGAGAACGACGATCCTCGCCTCGAGCAACTCGGGAAGCGCTGTCTCGCTCAGCGCTGGGACGAAAGACGTCTTTCTCACAGCTCCCGCTGTCTCTCAGCTCTGGGGCCAGCTCACGCCAGCTCAGATCACGTCAGATCAGAATAACTATTCGCCGACGGGACTCGAATTCGCGAGCGTCCTTCGTCTCGACGCAAATCAGATCCGCGCGATCACAGGTCTAGCGGGCGGCGTCGACGGTCGCGTGATCCGAATTGTGAACGTCGGAGCGGGCGCCGATTCGACTCTCCTTCTTCGTCGCGAGAATGCGTCCTCGACAGCCGCGAATCGCTTCGCGCTCGCTCGAGATCTCACGCTCGACACGGGCGAGTCTGTCACTCTCCAATATGACGGGGCGGCTTCGCGCTGGCGCGCGCTCACACAGCCGACGCCGACAGGCGCGGTCGCTCGAGCGACGCCTCGCATCGATACCGACTTTCTCGGCGCGACAGGCGCGGCGACGCTCGAGGCTCACCTTCCTTTCGACGTCGCGCTTCTCTCGTCGGGGACTCAGGCGAAAGTCGCGAACGAAGCGAATCACATTGGAATCCTTCGCTTCTCCTCGTCGACGACGACGAATAGCGGCGCTTACGTTCGCTCAGCGGCCGACGCGATCCTCGTTCAGGGCGGCGAGAGCTTCGAGCTGATCTTCAGAATCGGGACGCTCACGAATTCGACGATCCGCTTCGGACTGATCGATACAGCGAACAGCTCAGACTGCGTCGACGGCGTGTATATCGAGATCCCGTCAACAGGTAACGCCGTTCTGAAGACGAGCTCGAATAGCACGAGAACGACGTCCTCGACGATCGCGGCGCTCTCTACTGCGACATGGTATCGCGCGAGGATCGAGGTCGCCGACGACGCCGCGAGCGCGGTCGCTTATATCTTCGACGCAAACGGGGATCAGCTCGGGACACAAACCAACAGCGCAAACCTTCCGACGGGCGCGGGACGCGATACGGGTATCGGCGCGATCGCGACGAATTCAGGGACGACGGCCGTCTCGCTGATCGAGCTCGACTTTATGAGCTTCGCGAAAGAGCGCGCGCTCATTCGCTGAGCTCACTCAGGGGGATACGTGCTAGGCTTCGAGGCGATCGGCGCTCGCGCGCTGGCTTCTCTCGACGATCCCGTGATCTCTGGCGGGGGATCGACGTTCGACTTTCAGGTCGCGGCGTCGAGCGATGACTCTCGGATGGGATCGATTGCGGACAACAGCGGACGATCTGTCTCGTCGTCTGGCGTCGTGTCGCTCACGAGCGCGCTCCTCGAGCCTGGGTCGCACAGCTCTGGGAACGAGTACAGCGTCGCTATTCGTTTCGTGTCTGTGACGGTCGATCAGGGAGCGACGATCTCGAGCGCGACATTCTCTCTCTACTGCGACGCCGCCTATAACGCTTCCCCTAACGTCGTCAAATTGTATTTCTCGACTCAGGCGTCAGACAATGCTCCCGCGCTCTCGTCTTCGTCTGGGGATCTGATGGCGTCTGTCAGAGCGCGATCGACGGCGACAGTCGTCGTCGACGTCTCGAATATGGCGTCTTCGGGCTGGGTCGACTTCGATCTGACCGCTCCCGTTCAGGAGATCGTTAATCGCGCTGGCTTCGCAAACGGAAACGCGATCGTTGTCCTCGTCGACACTCACGAGGACACGACGGTTAACGAATGGCAAGACTTCCGATCTTACGACTACGCTTCGACCTATGGGCCGAAGCTCTCGATCACGACAGCGGGAGGCGGTCCTGTCGACTATCCCCGCTCGCTCTCGTCGACGGTCGCTCACTCGGCGGCCGTGGCTCGCGCGCTGGCGCTCACTCGTCCTCTTACGAGCTCGATCGCTCATAGCGCTTCTGTTGTCGCGATCGCGGGAAAGCCTCGCGCGCTCACGAGCTCGATCGCTCATAGCGCCTCTGTGACGAGATCTGTCGCTTTCTCGCGCGCTCAGTCCTCGAGCGTCGGCGTCGCTGCGTCTGTCGCGCGCTCGACGTCGGCCTCGAGGACTGTCTCGAGCTCAATCGCCTTCTCTGCGTCTGTGTCGAGGATCGTCTCGAAGCTGAGAGCGCTCACGTCCTCGATCGCTCACTCAGCGGCCGTCTCGCGCGCTCAGGCGCTTACGCGATCGCTCTCGAGCTCCCTGGCTCATAGCGCGTCCCTGGGACGTCTGGCGGCTCGCTCGCGCTCCCTCTCGAGCTCGATCGCTCACTCGTCGACCCTGGCTCGCGCGCTCGCTCTGGCGCGCTCCCTGGCGTCCTCGATCGCTCATAGTGCGAGCGTCGATCGCACAGTAACAGGCGGGAGCGGGACCGACTTCCCGCGCTCCCTGTCGTCGACGATCGCTCACTCGGCGTCAGTCGCCCGGGCTGTAGCGACGTCGCGCGCGCTGTCCTCGTCGATCGCTCATAGCGCGTCCCTGGCGCGTCCTGGCGCGTTCCTGAGATCGCTCTCGATCTCCCTGGCCAGCTCTGCGAGCGTCTCGAGGACGGCCGCTCGAGCGCGCTCTCTCGCGTCGTCGATCGCCCATAGTGCGAGCGTCTCGCGTCTGGCGGCGAGATCCCGCTCACTGGCGATCAGCGTCGCTCACTCCGCGAGCGTGTCTCGAGCTGGCCAGCTCGCGCGCTCCCTGGCGAGCTCGATCGCTCACGCGGCGAGCGTGGTCTTCGACGTCGTCTCGAGCTCGTTCGTCCCGCCGACGCGCTCGCGGATCAGGCCAGACAGGAACGGCGGGGGAGAAGCTCGGCGATCGTCGAGCGACAGTCGTCGAGGATCGAAGCCGTCTCGACGAGGATCGAGGATGACAAGATGACTCAGATTGAGAAGCATGTCATGAGGCCGGGAGAGTCGAGGACGTTCGACGTCGATCTCTCGGCTTATCTGTACGATGGCGCGACGCTCTCGTCGGCGTCTGCGACAGTGACGACGAAGCTAGGCGGGACGCCGCTCACGGTCGGCTCTCCCGTCGTCTCTGGCTCTGTCGTGTATGTGAAGCTCACGGCTCAGTCTGGCGCGGCGCTCGCTCCCGATCGTCACAGCGTGAAGCTCTCGATCCCGATCGACAATCCGGCCACGATCCCCGACGAGACGCCGACTCACACGATCGAGATCATGCTCAGGGAATCAGATGACTAAGAAGGCGCGGATCAAATGGCGAAACATTTGCGCGCCGCTCTCGCGCGTCATTCCCTGGGAGCATAACCCGAAGCATATCTCGAAGGATCGAGCCGAGAGACTTCTGAAGCTCTGGGACGATCTCGGACAATTCCAGACGATCGCGGTCGGTCCTGACTTCGAGCTTTACGACGGGCACCAGAGATACAACGTCCTTCGAGCTGCGGGACGGCTCGAGCTCGAGGTCGACATGAGACAGAGCTCGAGGCCTCTGACGAAGCGCGAGCGCGAGCGCCTGATCGTCGAGTCTCACGCGACGGCGACAGGTTTCTTCGACTGGGACATGCTCGCGAATGAATTCGACCCGAAGGATCTCGAAGCGTATGGTCTGACGAAGAAGATCTCGAGCGAATGGAAGAGCGATCTCGCGAATCTTCAGGCGCTCATAAAGTCTTCACGTTCTCTACTAGAGAACACGAGTGACGACGAAGACCTCGTGAAGCGAGCCGAAGCGCTCCTGAAGCGCTGGAAGGTGAAGCGCGGCGATCTTTGGGAGCTCGGCGATCACGCGCTCCTCTGCGGGGATAGTACGCTCGAGGAAGACGTCGCTCGCCTCTTTCCGACGAGGATCGCCGATCTCACGGCGACAGATCCTCCTTACAACGTCGGCATTCAATACGAGAACGAGAAGAGCGATCACGTCTCGCGCGAAGAGTTCGATCGCTTCTCTGTCGCATGGTATACGCTGGCGAGAAAGTACAGCTCAGCTCAGATCGTCACTCCTGGCGCTGTAAATCTTCAGGCGTGGCTTCGTCTGTTTGTCGATCAAGACGTGTCGCCGTGGATCAAGTCGAATAGCATGAGCCGCGGATATATCGCGCGCTTTATGTGTTGGGAGCCGATCGTCTTCTCTGGCGTTTCGCGCTCGAAGTCGAGAATGAGCGACGTATTCGACTATCCCGTGAGCGATCAGAGAATGACGGACGGCGAGACGCTGACAGGCCTTCACCCATGCCCGAAGCCTCTCGAGCTCTGGCGAGATCTGATCGAGAGCTTCACGGAGAAGAGCGCGCTCGTCTTCGATCCATTTGGCGGATCCGGGACAGCGCTCGTCGCGTGCGAGATCACAGGTCGATTCGCTCGAGCGATCGAGATCTCGCCCAAATATGCCGCCGTCATTCTCGAGCGTTATCAGAGACTGACAGGCAAGACGCCGAAGCGCGTCTCGTAATGGGGTTATTGGAATCATGGCGAGGCCTCGAAAGCTCACGCAGACGAAGAGGACGATCGCTCGAGTTCTGAAGGCGATCGACGACGCTCGAGGATTCAAGACGTTCGCAGCTCAGAAGCTCGGCGTCAAATACGACACTCTTCAGCGCTTCCTCGTCGAGAATAAATCGATCTTCGATCCTGTGCTTACATTCTGGCACGAGGAGCGCGTCGATCGCGCTGAGCTGAAGCTCGACGTCGCGATCGGCGAAGGTCAGCCGTGGGCGATCGGGCTCGTCCTGAAGAGCGCGCGCTCTCGTCAGTATGGCGATCGAGTGACACTCGAAGGCGACGAGGCGAAGCCGCTCACAATCAGGACGTTCGACTATGGATCTGCTATTGCCAAGATTGCGACAAGACCAGAGCTCGATTCTTCTCGATCGGGCGATGATCAAGGTCGTCGCAATGGGGCGGCGCTGGGGGAAGACTCTGATGGCGGGAGCGACGTCGATCGTCTGCGCGAATGATGGCGCTAAGGTCGCGTGGATTGTCCCGACGTACAAAAACAGTCGCCCGATCTGGCGCTTCGCGCTTCAGCTCTTACACGTCGCGCGGCGCTCTGTGAGGATCTCTGAGAGTGATCGTCTGATCGAGTTTCCTGGCGGGGGATCGCTCGGCGTGTACACGGCCGACTCTCCCGTCGGCATTCTCGGCGAATGGTTCGATCTCGCGATCGTCGAGGAAGCGGCTCGTATTCGTGAGGACGTCTGGAACGAAACGATCATGCCGACGCTCGCAGACAGGGACGGCCGCGCGATCCTGATCTCGACGCCGCGCGGCCGTAACTGGTTCTGGAAGGAATATCTTCGAGGTCTTTCTCGATCGGCTGACTATGCGAGTTTCAACGCTCCGACGAATGCAAACCCGATGCCGCAGATCCAGCGCGCGTATCAGCTCGCGAAGGAGCGCGTCCCGCCGCGAGCGTTCGCTCAGGAATGGGACGCGAGCTTTCTCACGGATGGCGCTTTCTTCGAGAACGTCGATCTCGTCTGTTGTCTCGAGGCTCCCGACGAGCCGGCGAATCACGTCGGGCATACGATCACAATGGGAATCGACTGGGGAAAACAGATCGATAAGAGCGTCGCGCTGTGCTATTGCTGCGAATGCTCGCGCGCGGTCGACTGGTACGCAAAGACGGGCGCGAGCTACATCGATCAGCGCGAGAAGATTATCGCGCTCGCTCGGAAGTGGAGTATCTCGGCGGCGCTCCCTGAGCGAAATTCGATCGGCGAGCCGAATATCGAATTGCTTCAGGCGAGCGACGTCCCGATCGCGATCGGCTCAGACGGCAAGCCGGGCTTCTTCACGAGCGCTTCGACGAAGGCTCGCATGATCGAACGACTCGAGAACGAATTCGCTCAGAAGTCGATCAAGCTCCCGAAGGAAGCGGCTGAAGAATTCGCGAGCTTCGAGATCAATCAGAGCGACGTCGGGCCAAACAAATACGGAGCTCCCGAAGGCTTTCATGATGACTGGGTTTTATCGAGCGGATTCGCGGTCTGGCTCGCCTCAATGTCTCTTCAGATCTTCACATGAAAAACGACTCTTCTCTCGACGCGCTTCTCTTCTCTGTCTGGATTCCCGGCGTCGGGTGGCTTCGCGGGAAGAATGAGCGTATATTTGCGAGCGATCGAAGAGAAGTCGCCGAGAGCGCGGCGCGTCTGTATGGCGGTCGCGCGCTCGTCACTGAATTCGACGGCGAGGCAATGGTCGATCTCGAGAAGATCTTTCTCGAGCAAGAGTCCGAACGTGATCGAGAGCGAGAGGCTCTCAGATCGAGGGGGATCGTATGGCGTATCTCGACACGATTCTTTCACAGCGTGTCTCGCTGATTCAGGGAGACTCTCGCTTCGATGGCGCGATCGCTAACGTCTGGCCAGCTCATGAGGTCCAGACGCCAGCCTACCCGAATCCGACAGCGTATCACCTGGGACAGATCGGACTCAGGAACGATGAGCTCGTCTTTGCTTGCATCGATCGGCGAGCGACAGCGATCAGTGAGCCGCCTCTCTCTGTCGTGAAGAAGCCGAAGCGCGGGAAGAAGTCGAAGCGCGAGATCGTCGACTCTCCTCTCGCTCAATTGCTCGATCGCCCGAATCCAGAGATGAGCGAGGCGCGCTTCTGGCGAGCGGTCGCTCAGACGGTCGACGCCTTCGGCTATAGCGTCTGGGAGATCGAGCTCTCTCGCGCTGGCGAGCCGATCAATCTATGGCCGATGACGCCTCAGTATGTGTCCTTCCTTCGAGGACCACAGTCGCCGATTCGCGCTGTGCGCTATGAAGTGCCCGGGCTTCCCCCGTTCGACGTCCCTCGCGAGCGCTGTCTGATCTTCCTCGACTTCGATCCTATGTATCCCTTCACGCGTGGCCTATCGAGGACGGCTGTCGCGCTGAAGTCGATCGGCGTTCATGGTGCGACGGGAAAGTATCTGAAGGACTTCTTCGAGCGCGGCGCTGTCCCTGAAGGCATTCTATCGACTCAGCAGATCCTGACGAAAGCTGAAGCGGCTCGCCAGCGCGAGCTGTGGCACGAAAACCACGGCGGATCTGATCGCTGGGGAAATATTGCCGTTCTCGGCGCTGGCGTCAATTATCAATCGACCGAAGCGCCTCTGAAAGATATGGCCTTCGACCATATCGACGGGCGAACGGAAGCGCTGATCTGCATGACCTTCGCGCTCTCGCCTGTCATTCTCGGGGCGAAGGTCGGTCTGAGCGCGTCGACTTATAACAACTTCGACGCCGCGATCAAGCAAATGTACTCGCAAGCGATCCGGCCTCAGTGGAGGCTCTTCGCCGACGAAGTGACCGCTCAGCTTCTCCCGCTCTTCGAGTCGAGCGACGATCTTCGCTGTGAATTCGATCTGAGCGAGATCGCCGCTGTGAGCGAAGACGAGGACAAGCTCGCTCAGCGCGTCGAGCGCCTGGCGCGGGCTAATCTCATGTATCGCGACGAGGCTCGCGGGACGATCGGCCTCGAGGGGATCGACGAAGGAGAGAAGGTCTTTATCGGCGTCTCTGTCTCGTCTGGCGACAGCGCGAATTCTCCGATCACGAATCTCGAGAGCGACTTCGACACGCTTCGCGAAGAGAAGACGAAAGCGCGCGAGGCCTCGCTCGCCGCGATCGCTGGCCAGCCTCAGAGACAGGCGATCTCCGCTCCTGGCCAGAAGCCAGAGAACGCCGATCAAAACGGATCCCAGAATCCCGAGAAAAACGCACAGGACGCGAAAGAGACGCGCGGCCTTGACGCTCAGCGCGAGGAGCTGAAGCGCTTTCGTGCGCTGGCGCTCGAGCGCGTCGGCGAAGGAGTCGGCTGTGATTTCGACGACGAGCTGATCGGACTCAAGACGCGCTCGGCTGTGCGAAGCGTCTTCGATCGACACTGGCCGAAAGACGTCTCTCAGATCGCGATCGACGAGATCTCGCGTCTCACAGCCGCGATCACGAAAGCGACTGATCGCCTATGATCGACGCGCGCTCGATCCTCGAGAGAGCGCTCGCAGAGGCGATCGCGATCGCTGAGCGACTCGGCGCGACGATCCCTCAGAGCGTCTTCGATAAGCTCGAGGCGCTGAAGAAAGTCTCAGCGATCGTCGCCGACTATGAGGTCGAGCTGACGACGGCCGTCGTCGGTTATTTCAATGGCGAGGCCTCGCTCTCTCGCGTGAGGAAGGTCTTCTCGAGCGCTCCTCGCGACTACGCGCGCGACGTGTACGTCGAGGGAATGAGCGAGGGCGGGCTCTCGAGCGACGATCTCGACGAAGACGACGAGCGACACATTGACGAATGGATCGAGACTCAGCTCGATCACGTCGAGGGCCTCGTCGACTATGTCTCGACTGTGAAGGGAAAGGACGTCGTCGACGTCGCCGCGAAACAGAGAGCGATCCTCGATCGCGTCTCTCTCTGGGTGAAAGAGCTTCGGGATCTGGGCGGCCGCGGTCGACTGCGCGCGAAGGACGGAGAGCTCGCCGTCTGGGAGCTCGGAGA